TTGTTGAATTTGAAAGACTTAAGGTTTGGTTATCATACCAATCCAAAATTGATGTTGCAGAAACTGCTAATCCTGTTGTTGATCCGGAGTTATTGACAAATCTAAGGGTATCATTTGCACTAATTGCTGCAAAATTTGTTCCTTCAGCGTAACTAACTCTAGATTCTGTGCCCGCAGATGATACTCTTGATAAAATCTTAACATCAATTGACGAATTTGTTGATCCAGATGCTGCAGTTGTTACGCCAGTGATAATACCTTTTAGATAACCATTGAATAAAGAAGTTGAACCTGCACCAGGTAAAACTACATTACTTAATGCAATAGTAACTCCATATCCAATTACAGCTCCAGCTGTAGATAAATTGGTTGTTGCAATTCCAACAGTTTGATCCGCATAATCATCAATAAAACAAACTTTAAGGTTATTTGCCCAAGATCCTGGATTTTTTGCAGCAAATGTAAAGTTATTTGCATCAGAATGATTATTGATATAATCATCGTAGTTATCAATATCAAGTGAAGTGTTGAAAGATGTTCCAACTCCAGCATTGGCATTATTAAGTGTTGTTCCTCCAGTTCTTACGACTTTAAGAACACCACCATATGAAAGATAAGATGATGCACTCATCCAATATTCGTATTGGGAATCTGTAGAGAGTGGTTTTCCAAATACGTTAATTAATTCTTGTTCCGTAGTAATATCAATTGGGTAATCAACTGGTCCAATTGGAAAGGGTCCCGCAATTGCACCAATGTTATCTAAAACATTATCAGCTCTTCCTACTGTTAAGTCAACCTCTCTGACGAGTACGCCTGGAGATAATTGAGGAGTCGCCATGTTTTTCTCCGTAAAGTCTCAGTTTATCTAAAAAATATTTATTAAAAACTTACTTTTCACGGGGGAAATGTGACGTGAAATTCTTACCAGTCAGGATATGCCCATTTGTCACTATCAAATTTTTTATTTTTGTTTTTAATTCGTTGGATTGTACAATCTCTACATTCATATGAATATGACGATGCAACTGCTCCCCTATCTTTACGTGTTCTATAAAATCCATCTATTAAATTTTTAGTTTCTCCACATACTCTACACTTTCTATCGACAAGCAATAAATGACCAAGTTTTATTTGCTTATCTAGTTCCATTATCTATATTCCCACATGTATGCCATATCTCCATATTCATCAGTAAACCAACGATCACCACTATTATCAACAAAACTTGATTCATCTATACCATCAACAATAAATCCAAATGGTGCCATGTCTTGTTCTATTTGGTTCTTTTGTTCCTCATAAATTCTTTTTCTTACATCTTGATCAGTTAATTCTTTAAAATAATCTTGAGCAACTAACCATGCATATATTACCAAGCACATTGCTAAGTCATCATTACATCCTTCTTCTGCTTCAAATGAATTGTGCTTTTGAACAAATGTAGTCAATTCTGAGATAATTTCATAATCATTGAATATTAATTTATTTTCTTCTATAAGAGTTTTGAGATTTAAAGAACCAACTTTTTTCACAGTTTTGGACATTTTTACTCCAAGTTGAGTTTTCTTTCCAGAAAATCCTTGTCCTACTATTTGTCCAGCTCTACCTCTCATTGAGCACATCAAAACATTTTGATATTCCAAATCATAATGAAGAAGAGATGCTACTTGATCTCCGATGTCATTTACTTCACATAAGATATATGCTGAATTATAATTTCTTGCCACTTCAAAAATAATATTTGGAAATAACATTGGCTTAATTTCATTATTTCTATACTTTGCCACAATTTTATGTGGAAAATTGGTTATATCAGTAACAACAAATGCCGAATAATCTTCACTAACTCCTCTAGCAACGTCAACTGTCATTACATAGTCATGTTCCTCTTGAACTTCCTCATATACATCTAAACCAGCATTTCTCTTTAAGGGATGATCATAAACTAAGCTACGTAATTTACTTGGTGCTATAAGAGTATCTACAGATCCTAAAAATTCACACTCAAACTCAACTTTAAATTGCTGTTCTGAAGTATTTGCAATTGTTTGTGCTTTCCATGCCTCATCTCTTCCCGGAACTTCTGACCAATGAACATCAGTATAAATGTATTCATTTTTTCCGCGTTCGGCATCGTGCCACATACGATAAAAATGGTTCATACCCTTGGGGGTAGAAACTATAATTACCTTCGTTGACTTACCAGAAGAAATTGTTGGATATACTGAACTAAAGAAGTCATCTGCGATATGATTTGGGACGAACGCAAATTCGTCCAAAAATATAATATTGAAAGACATACCACGAACCGCAGAAGCAGAAGTAGAAGCGGCCAAGATTTTACTTCCATTCTCCAATTCCAATGAACCTTTGTTCCATGAAATAATTCCTTGTTGCATCCATTTTGGTAGGTTTTCATATGCTGTCTGTAACCTGTCTAGGAGCTCTCTTGCGGTTGCTGCTTTGTTTGCTAGGATACCTATATTAACATTGTCATTAAACACCGCGTAGTGGAGCAGGAAGGACACTACGGTAGTTGATTTACCAGTCTGTCTAGGCATCTTACAGATATTAAATCTGTTTTGGTGAAACCTATTAACCAATTTTTCTTGAAATGGATACATTCTAAATGGTTGCAATCCATGATCAAGAGTGACAATTTTTACGTAATTTTTGGCAAAATAAACCGGATCATCTTTACATCTAACAAACTCAAGAATTTGTTCCTGAGTAAATTCAATCGGAGTATTTGCTTTTTTTAAAAGTGGATTGCCTAGATATACATCATTTGACATAAATTAATTTCTCCTCCTAGTCAATTTCCCAAATAATAGAGCTATATGTTGTGTTAATTTGAGCAGACTTTATTGCTAAAGAAAGATTACTTCCCGGAGAAATTACAATCCTATAATCAGATAAATCAATATTTAATGATCCACTACTAGGTATTGCATAAGTTAAAATAGGAGTACTTGTAGTTTCACTTATCGTTCCGTCTTCTTTGCAAACTAACGCAATTGAATTTCCTCCTGGCAAAGTATTAAAAATATGAGAACCAGTTGCTAAAGGAGCATCTAAAAATGCCATAATTTCTGCTGGTGCTTGTCCACTGTTAAATGTCCCACTAAATCCCTTTAAAATTAGTTCTCTAGAATTAATTACTCCATTATTTGTAGTTGGGTTTTGGAGTGTAATTAAGTGATTTGCTACGTTAGCACTTAATCCTGAGGTGCTTCTTGATGTAGAACTTGGATATGTATTTTGAACAATTTTTCCTTCAACCCCCATCATCATTGATGCACCATAAACAGATGCGGTGGAAGCAATACCAACACCACTTAAATTTGCAGCAGCATATCCAATTTTAAATGATGGATTATCTACCCAAGGAGTAGTATGCTCGTTACTGTAATGATTGTGATGGAAGAAAATCATATCTCCATTTAATGGATTTTCTATCGCATATCTTTGTTCGCCAGCACCTAACCAACGATAGTTAATTTGAAATACATTTAATTTTGTTGTATCTAAAGTAACTCCGGATGGATTTGTTGTACCACCAACACCAGTTAAATTATCTAGATTCCAATCTTCTTGATATACCCATTCTTCCGTAGCAACTACGCCAGTTTGAATTGTTGTAAATGTTCCTACTGCTCCTGTTGTTCCTGGAATAAATTGAAAATTACCTGTCTGAGGTCCAACTGAATTTGCTAAAAATATAATAGTATTATCTCTTTGATCTGGAATATGAGCTGCATATGAAGTGCCAAATCCCAGTTTTGCTGCTGTTGCTGATGTAATTCCAGAATTGTTTACTAGAGATATGTTATAAGATACTCCATTTAAAACAACTGTTGAAATACCAGCAGAACTTGCTGCAGTAGTGATTGTGAGTTTTCTAATCTCTGCCTTTGTTCCATATTGGCGAAGAATACCAAATTTTCCATTAGTATTAAATCCAACCTGTAGTGCGGATTCTTGACTAAAAAATCCTGCTCGTAGAGTTACACCTGTAGTGGGATTAGTGAAACCCGCAGTAAATCTTGCAACTCCACCTTGTCCTGGACGATATCTTAAAAATCTTTTTGATCGAACTACAGCATATCCATATGCGCTTGTTCCAGTTTCTGCAACAAATAAACTATTTCTTGTTGTTGCTATTCCACTTGTAAAAGAATA